GGGCTTTCAATCCACCTTGAATATAGATGGCACCACCACCAGCAGTATTGATCGTATTGGAGTTAACGTCGGCCATAGCAACCAACGCTTCCCCATGACCAAGAACAACAGGGTGTTTCAGTCCAACTGGAACCTCCATGAACTGAAACGTCGTATCCTGTGCATTCACAGGTTGGGTAAACGTAAGGCAACGGAGGAAATGCCAGTCGTCTCGAGCAGCATCAGCTGCTAACGAAGGTGTGGCGACTTCCCAAGTAGAGGTAAGTGTATTGTACTTGGAAATGTAAATGCCCACACCCAGGATGTACAACCCAGCCAATGCTGGATTATAAAAGGATACACATCCGTACACCTCATCGACCTGACATTCACCAATCGACGGCGGGGCATTACTAGCCGTCGCCGCCGCTGGTATGATAACCAGAACGAACCCAACACAGGAACCAACTGCGGTATTAATACCAGCAGCTCCCCAACTTACCAGGGGATTAAGGGCTCCTGCACCGTTGATGTACCCACCACCAACGACCCAGTCCGATCGTGATCGGACATCATACTTCTGGCTACCTCCTCTTCGTCCTCCTCCTGCTCTCCGAAACGCCCTTGCGCGTTGTCGTACCATGAAAACCTCCCAAAGAAGTAAACATCGCTCGCTTATCCCCACCAGTCACGCGATGGTTAATGACTGGCAGTTGTCGGGTAGCGGTAGCACTCGCATCACCCAAACTTATAGGTAAACGCTCAGTTTGTAGATCCCGAACGCGACCTGGGTGGACAAGCTGCAAAGCAGCCTCACTCCAAGGGTCCCCATAAGTGCGATATGAGTAATCAAGTATACCTGTCGTGTGCGTACGAAAGGGACTGCCCAAAATCTTCTGACCCCGCACATGAGCATCCCATTGCAATTCCTGCGATTGACCACGTCGACCAACCTGGTATGCCCGCTCAGGGACAGCCCAAGGTGTATCAACGCTAAAGCCAAACGCTATCGGAATTTCGCCATTTAAAGGCGCTGTAATCAACGTCTCTAAACTCGTTATCGCCCCGAAGGTGAGTAACGATGCGGCACCAGTGGCGAATCGACTCGCAAAGCCTAGTGAAAAGAAACCGTCATCGCCGATCAAGACGGCTTGCTCGAACTGCGGATCCATAACAGACCTCCTTGACCCCGAAACGTGACGTCCTAGGCACACTGGTCAGGTCGCCAACCGCTTAAGGTCCTTAGGGACCCCCATGGATACTGAAACTGAAACATCAGTATCACGTGGGAAGGGGATCACACATTCAACAACAATCTTTACCGGACCAACCGGTGGAATTGCCTGCTGTTGGAAAAATTGCCTTACGGATGACGCTACCGCGTCCAAAACCGCCGACCGCAAAGTGGAATTTAACATATGACCCGCCTTAAAGGAACTAGGACACGCGAAGGATAGTGAGCATCTGCTGAAAGACTTTGGTGGTCAAAAGACCATCAACAGCAACTTTGCCCCACTCGTACTTTCCGCACAAGGCAGCACGAACAGCGTCAAGAACCGAACGACGGTTCTCTAAAATCGCAACGATTGCGCTCTCCATGCATGCATCCTTCTCCAACAACCATTTACACGCCAAGTTGAATGATGGGTGAGTTGACGCGTTTTCTAGCTGCTGGAGCCAACGATAGGAATCGAACGATTTATCCCACCTGCGGTTTACGTCCTCATATGACATCATACCATTAAGGACACGCATAAGGGGTCGAACCCCAACGTAGGTCCCGTTAACCTTAAAATCACGTGAGTGCACATTCTGGAGAAACTGCACTTCTGACGTGGAAACGAGACTCTTTTCCACAGATAAGACCATACCGAATTCAGTCAACAGCACATCGGAAATCCGGGCTAGTGTAGTCTTATGAAGGCGATAAACGCCATCATCACCCTGAACGAGCGCATCAAGAACACGCCCGCCACTAACAGTAGCAGCGTAATGCACTAGCCACAAATTCACCAGGCTGTCAATCAGGTTCGTCAACACTGAACCTGACGGGACACCACCTGACCGACCTTCACCTTCGTAAAAGCCGTTAGGTGTGAAAATCCCACATGAGCAAAACACATCACGAAGATAGTTAATATGCCCATGCCATGGCCGATCAAACCATGTCTTAATAAGATTGAATACACGTCTGATGACACCCTCAGGTATGGAGGCGTCAAATCCGGCGAAATCAATCGAGACAAGTGGTAGTTTCGAGGTACGAATAAGTCGCGTCACCGCTGCATCGACAAAATCTTTACCAGCCCAAGCACAAAAGACTTCACAATGCCTAAGTGCATTAAGAACTGGTATTTGGACCATTTTCTCCAAATTGCCAATGACACGACTGCCTTGATAAATCGCTCGAAACTTACAAAACGGTCCATTCCCACGAGGTTGGCCCCGGATACCAATACAACCCGGGTAGTAATAAATGGACTCTGTGGGATACCCCGCTCTAATGAGCGTCGCTGACATAGCGCACACTTGTGGGTAAAATTGTGGATCCGAACTAAAGATCGGCCAGCCCAAACCGGTACGAGACTTGAGGAAGGACTCATGTGCATCACGCAATGAGCACAATTGTAGCCCCCCCTGACGGACATCGTACAATCCCATCACTGCATTATCAGCAACACGCAGGGCCTCACCATGAACCATACGACAAACGTGTGGCTCAAAATAACGACGGACTAGTACATCAAGAGAAACACCAGTATCATCTGGTGTGAGGTATGGTGGCCTCCTCGAGTACGTACCGTGCTTACGTAATTGCCGCTGCTCAGCCGATAATAATGCAGGGTGCAGGAAACTCTCAGTGGAACGTGCGAAGTCACTGGACACAAGAGCACGATGTGGATTAACACATCCTCGCCCCCCACGCGGAACTAAGCGTGTAGTAAAGTCTTCAGTGCAACCACTACCAACGAGACCCAGACCGCTCCGCAACGATTGCAGAGCACGCTCGTCCGGGATTTCAGGGGCCCATTTTAACATGGGAATCCCCTCCTAGATAAGCCCCCTCTACAGGGGTAAACCCCCA